TGCTGAATCTTGGCCCATGGTCCAAGAACATCTTGTCAATGTGACATAGTGTCGCACCCCTACATATAGCGTGTTGCATTTTTATCACACAAAACACATGTGGGCGGGTCCCACCCGGTCCAAGGCCCACGGCTAATGAATACATGTGGGCGGGTCCCACCCGGATAAAAAAACAACTGCTTGTGGGCTCACGGCACTTGCTGCCTGCACCTGCTTGCTTGCCTGCGGGTGGTATGTATTTATTTTTTTCTGAGATTTAGGGCCTCCAGGATGGAGGCCCCGTTACAACGTAGGAAGTTCTTAAAAATTACCGCTTTCTATGTCTTCAATTGTAGTTCCAGGATCAAGAGCCAATAAGATCTTCTCTTTCAAATTGGCGCTATCCTCCTGGATACCCTCAGGCGGCTGTTCATCTATATTAGAATTTAACCATCTAAGAACATATTGAACGATTGCTTTTTCTTTAGTAGGTTTATTCACTGTAACAGTAACTTTGCTAAGAGACTTCGACTTGGCTGGTTCTAATACGAACATATGAACACCATCTTCAGTCGGAAGCTTTTCAAAGCCCATGTCTAATAGTTGCTTCATGCTGCATTCTCCTTTGGAAATTTATCTGCAAGGTCTAGCCTTCCAGAAGTCAGCAGAAGAGAATCTCCGCCGCTGCCTTGATGCGGTTCTCTCCATACATCAAAATAGTCTCCATCCTTCTCACGTCTTAAACGTGTTACTATCTTACCCTGCCAACTTTGCGCTTCAACTCTTAAAGAGTGGTGGCCTCTTGCCGTAGGCTGAGTCTTTCTTGCTGACTCAGATATTATACCATAAAAGTGACTCATTTTACATTACCTATTAAGTTGTATAGACTTTGAAATTCTTCTTTGGCATCCGCCTCTGAAAAATTCCAGTCTATGTTAGTGTTAACTAAAAGCATCGCCTTAAGCTTAATCAATCTAAGTTTAAGCTTTCGATTCTGCCTAGTTAACTTTGTTATTGTTTTTTTCATACTTTCTTTCTCTTTCGTTAGTGTGTAGTTATTATTGGTCTAATCTAGAATACTTCGACTTAATAACTACACAAGACAAATTATATCCTATAATCTCCCATCTTGTCAAATCTAATCTTGCGCCTTGTTCCCTGTTCCCTGATGCAAGGCCCGTGCAACCTGAGGTTATGTCAATCACTTTCTAGTTGTATCGGCTAATAAATACTTGTGGGCGGGCCCCACCCGTTAAAGAAAAAAAATTAGAGCTTGTGGCCTGCCTGCTGCCTGCCTGCGGGTTGTATCTATTTATATTTTTTTAGAGTGGTGGGAGTGGTGGGATTTACTATGTTGTACTACTTAACATAGATTATATTACCCACTCTTACTGTCTACTCCCTAGATTAAATTAACACTCGGCCGTAAAACTGCACTCATCTTTTTCTTTTAAACACTTAAAGATTTTTTCTCCAAGTTCTAATCTTGCATACCATTCAAGATTTTCTTTCGTTTCTTTCTCACTCCATCCATAGGCCTCAACGAGCATATCATCATTGTAGCCATTGTTTTTTTCAAAAAACTCATCAAGCAATTTTTTATTTGCTCCAAGTTTTTCTCTGCATTTTTTTAAACCCTCTTCGACACCAGATAAATGTTCATCTTTGTCAAAAGAGTAATCAATATAGTTTGGCTCACTTATCTGGCCACCAAAGAAGCTAGCATCATCACTAGCTTGAACAGCAACCCAAAATTTACCTTCTATATCGCCACTATAGTATCTGCCCATTTTTTCTCCTAGTTGTGTTGTGTGGAATACAGGTTAATCCCAGTTTGCTCCACACAACAGAAGCAATAATATATTATCCTACATTATTATCAAGAAATAAATTTATTCAAGTTCCATGATTCGAGGTCAACGAATTCAGATAAGTCAATGCGACATAATGTCGCACCCCTAATAAATACATGTGGGCGGGACCCACCCATATATAAAAAAATAAAAATAATTAATTTTAGAGCTTGACAGAATAGGATATTGTAGGATATAATAATCAAATAACAACGAAAGGAAAAAACATGAGACCAATAAGAAAACAAGAACTTGATTATTTAGATCGACTTATAAATAACAAGTTCCAAGAAAAACAAAGTGCAATACGTTCACAGTGCGAACTTGAAGTAGGTAAACAATTAGAGAAGGACTTTACTAAGTTCGTCTCTACTTTGAGACTTGATAAATTACTTAAAGACGCTGAACAAGCTGAAAAGGACTATCAAGACTTTAAGTTAAGTAAAGACGCAAAAGAGACCGCTCTTAATCAAAATGCTATTAAGAGAAAACAAGCATTACTTGAAAAGGTTAATCAATGGTCAGACATTAGAGACTGGCAAATTTCAAGCCGTGCTGACACTGTAGATGAAGTATTAGACAATCTTAAAAAAGCTTGTCGACAAGAACTTGAAGAGAAATATAAAAACTCTGAAAAGGGTAAGTTCTTTAAATATCTACAAAATGGAATAGAGGACGCAAAAAATACTTTATACTCTGGACTTTCCATTGATGACGTCTGGAAAAACTTAGAGAATATATTTGATAAGGCACAAATTGAAGTTCGAGTGCCGAAGTCCTTTACTCAAATTTCTAAATAATTCTTTTCGTTAAGAATAGACAACGCCCATACAACTGGGCGTTGTCCTAATAAATACTTGTGGGCGGGTCCCACCCGGAAAAAAAGAAAAAAAATAGCGCCCAGAAATCTGGGCGCTATTCTTAAGACTACTCCTCTGATACTGTTTCTAAATCGTCAAGCGAGTTGTCAGTGCCAGTCATGTAGTTAGCTTTGAACTCGCACTCCTGTATTGATGTCCCTGTTTCTTGGAACAGGGAACATGCAACAGTTTCAGTTAAATTAATATCTTCATTCATATTAATTTATCTTTACATTAAGTTTATTAAGACAAACATTAGTTTGTATTATTGTGTTAAGTAAAAACATAGATACACCAAAGCTGGATATATTTTTACGTTTGTTATTTCTTGCGTCATCATGCGCTTTAACTAACATTTCTTTTAGAGTTGTTAGTTCTTGTTTAAGAGTTGTTGCTTTAAATTTTAAAGCGTTATTCTCTTTAGTTAGGTTTATTACTTGCTCACCTAGTCTATCTATTCCAGCGCTTACTTGGTCTAGCTTTTCTTTAGTCATGTTATTACCTTTCTGTTTCGTTAAATTAAAACCAGATTATCAAATGAAATAAATAGTTAAACAAAATAATGCAGGGTGCGACACTATGACGCACCACTACTAATAGCGTGACATATTTATCACGCACACACACATGTGGGCGGGGCCCACCCAGAAAATAAAAAACCAAATAGGTTTCAATTTACTTTGAATCAAAGGTGGGGGGAGAGGGTAAATCAAAAAAGGGGTCCCAGACTATACCCCTTTAACGCTGGATTTATACACCCGGGTAGGGTATAAACTTTTTAAGGTACCATAATTAAATATTATGCTTGATATTAAAAAAATAAAGAATGTAAACAATATTGCTGATCCAAAAATTAGAAAGCAATTAAAATTAGATTTTTTAGCTAAGATTAAAAAAACAAAAGATAAATCTATTCGTTCTGATTTCTTAACATTTGTAAAACATATTTGGCCAGATTTTATAGAGGGGTCCCATCATAAAACAATTTCAGATAAATTTAATAGATTAAAAACTGGAGAATTAAAGAGACTCATAATCAACATGCCACCTAGGCATACTAAATCTGAATTTGCTTCTTACTTTCTACCTGCTTGGATGATAGGAAATAATCCTAAATTAAAAATTATTCAAGCAACTCACACTGCAGAACTAGCTGTAAGATTTGGACGTAAGACAAAGAATTTAATTGATTCTGCAGAATACAGAGAAGTATTTAATACAAGACTACAAGAAGATTCAAAAGCTGCTGGTCGTTGGGAAACAAACGAAGGCGGTGAATACTTTGCTGTCGGTGTCCAGGGTGCGGTGACCGGTAGGGGTGCTGATTTGCTCATCATCGATGATCCACATTCAGAGCAAGATGCATATTCACAAACTGCATTTGATAAAGCATACGAGTGGTATACTTCAGGACCTCGTCAACGACTTCAGCCTGGCGGACGTATTGTTTTAGTTATGACAAGATGGTCAACAAAAGATTTAACAGCACAACTCATCAAGGCTCAAGCAGCAGAAGAAAAAGCAGATCAATGGGAGGTTGTAGAATTTCCTGCAATTCTTCCAAGTGGAAAACCCGTTTGGCCTGAATATTGGAAATTAGAAGACTTGCTAGCCGTTAAAGCTTCAGCAGGTATTTCAAAATGGAATGCTCAATATATGCAAGATCCAACTGCAGAAGAAGGATCCTTGATCAAAAGAGAATGGTGGCGAGATTGGACTGAAGAGTACATCCCACCCCTTGAGCATATTATTCAATCTTATGATACGGCATTTATGAAAAAAGAAACTGCGGATTACTCTGCAATTACAACATGGGGTGTATTTAGATTAGATGAAGATTCACCACAAAATTTAATTTTATTAGATGCAAGAAAAGAACGATTAGAGTTTCCTGATCTAAGGCGCCTGGCCCACGAACAATATACCTATTGGAATCCAGATACAGTATTAGTTGAATCTAAAGCATCAGGACTTCCATTAACATATGAACTTAGACAAATGGGAATACCCGTTGTAAATTTTTCACCTTCTAAAGGTAATGATAAACATGCAAGAGTAAATGCGGTTGCACCTCTATTTGAATCTGGAATGATATGGGCTCCAAAAAATAAACAATTTGCACAAGAGGTTATTGAGGAATGTGCAGCTTTCCCTTTTGGAGATCATGATGACCTTGTAGATTCTACAACCCAAGCTATTATGAGGTTTAGACAAGGTGGCTTGATTTCACATCCAGAAGACTATATAGATGAGCCGTCATCTTTAGACGATAATAAGATTTATTATTAATGAAAAAATTAACAAGAACTATAGCACCTTTAAGAGGGCCCAATCCACAAGGGTTGAATATTCCCGATAAAAAGGTTAAGTTAATAAACTCAAGGAATTTAAATGGCAACAATAGACAAAGCACTTCCAAACGAAGTTAGGAATACAATAGAGGTTCCAGGTAATCAAGAAACCGTAGAACAGAGTTTAGAAACTCCTAATATACCAAGCCCTGAGAATACAGAAATTACTGAAACAGAAGATGGTGGAGTTGAAATTAATTTTGAACCAGGTGCATTTAACCAAGCTGATTCAGAAAATCATTTTGACAACTTAGCTATATTATTACCTGACGATGTATTAGATCCATTAGGTGAAGAGCTATATGAAAACTATTCACAATATAAAGCATCAAGACAAGATTGGGAAAAAACTTATACCGATGGTTTAGATCTTTTAGGATTTAAATATGAGCGTAGAACTCAACCATTTAGAGGAGCTTCGGGTGCAACACATCCAGTTCTTGCAGAAGCAGTAACTCAGTTTCAAGCTCTAGCTTATAAAGAATTATTACCAGCAGAAGGACCTGTTAGAACTCAGGTAGTTGGTGTTGTTACAAGAGAAAAAGAAGATCAATCTAATCGTGTTAAAGATTTCATGAACTATCAAATTATGGATGTCATGCAAGAGTATGAACCTGAGTTTGATCAAATGTTATTTTATTTACCTTTATCAGGATCTACATTTAAAAAAGTTTATTATGATTCATTACTTGGAAGAGCAGTTTCTAAATTTGTACCAGCAGAAGATTTAGTAGTTCCTTACAATGCTACATCATTAGATGATGCAGAAGCTATTATGCATGTAATTAAAATTTCAGAAAATGAATTACGTAAACAACAAGTATCTGGATTTTATAAAGATGTAGATATTGGTGAGCCTGGAGATCTTCCTGAAGACCAACTACAAAGAAAAGAAAAACAATTAGAAGGAATGAGAAGAGGTCAAGATGAAGATATTTATACTTTAATTGAATGTCATGTTAATATTGATTTAGAAGGTTTTGAAGATAGAGGTCAAAATGGTGAGCCCACAGGAATTAAACTTCCATACATTGTAACTCTTGAAGAAAATTCTCGTCAGATTTTATCTATTCGTAGAAATTATAATGCAGGGGATGCAAAGAAACAAAAGATACAATATTTTGTACACTTTAAATTTTTACCAGGGTTAGGGTTCTATGGATTTGGTTTAATTCATATGATTGGTGGTTTATCAAGAACTGCTACCGCTGCACTTAGACAATTATTAGATGCAGGAACTTTATCTAATTTACCAGCAGGATTTAAACAAAGAGGTATTAGAGTTAGAGATGATGCACAACCTATTCAACCAGGAGAATTTAGAGATGTAGATTCACCAGGCGGAAATATAAAAGATGCATTCATGATGCTTCCATTTAAAGAACCATCACAAACATTATTACAACTAATGGGTATTGTTGTTCAAGCTGGACAAAGATTTGCATCGATTGCTGATATACAAATAGGTGATGGTAATCAACAAGCTGCTGTTGGAACTACAGTTGCTTTACTTGAAAGAGGAAGCAGAACAATGTCAGCTATTCATAAAAGATTATATGCATCACTGAAACACGAGTTTAAATTATTATCCAGAATATTTAGTTTATACTTACCACCAGAATATCCGTACGATGTTGTTGGTGGACAAAGAATGATTAAACAAGCAGACTTTGATGATAAAGTAGATGTTATTCCAGTTGCAGATCCAAATATATTTTCACAAACTCAGAGGATTAGTTTAGCCCAAACTCAATTACAATTAGCTCAATCTAATCCTCAGATTCATAACTTATATGAAACATACAGAAAGATGTATGAAGCCTTAGGTGTAAGAGACATTGATAGAATTTTAAATGTACCTCCTAAGCCAATGCCAAAAGATCCAGCACAAGAACATATAGATGCTTTAGCTGCTCAACCATTCCAAGCATATAGAGGTCAAGATCATAGAGCTCATATGACTGCTCATTTAAATTTTATGGAAACTAACTTTGCAAGAAACAATCCTATGATTGTTGGTGCATTACAGAAAAATATTTTAGAACATATTTCTTTAATGGCTATGGAACAAGTTGAATTAGAATATTCACAACAGTTACAACAATTACAAGCAATGAGTCAAAACCCACAAATGATTCAAAACCCACAAGTACAAGCTCAAGTTCAACAATTACAAATGCAAGTTGAATCTAGAAAAGCAATTCTTATTGCTGAGATGATGGATGAATTTATGAAGGAAGAAAAAAAGATATCTTCTCAATTTGATAATGATCCTCTTGCTAAATTAAAAGCCCGTGAATTAGATTTACAAGCTCAAAACAATGAGAGAAAATCTAAAGAAGCTCAAGATAGATTAAATCTAGATAAGATGAGAGCTATGATGAATCAAATGAACACACAAGAAAAATTAGAACAGAATGAAGACCTAGCAGAACTTAGAGCTGCAACATCCTTAGTTAAACAACAACAAACAAATATAAATAAAAAGGTACAGTGAAATGGCTTATAATCCTTATGGAGTTTATGATCCTAATAATGCAAATTACATTTACGATTTATATAGATCAAAATTTGGGAACGCAGATTCATTCGGCCAAGGTGTAACTAATCCATTTATTAACACTCCGGGAGTTGATATCACTGGAGGTGGAGATACAACAGGAGTATCTTCTAATCCAAATGCAACCGGTCAATCTCTTTCTAATATTGGTACAAGTATTTCAAATGCTGTTTCTGGAATAACTTCTATATCACCAACATCAATGGTTAATACTGCATTAGGAGTAATTGGTAATGCTATTACAAATACTTCTATTCCAGGAATAATGGCAACGATTGCAAACATGATGGGAATAGGACAAGAAGCTGAAGCAGAAGACACTGGAGTAGATGCCCCAGAAGGTATTGGACCTGTTGGAGATGTAGATGTTGGAGATGTTGGAGATACCGGCGATGATGGAGAATCTGGAGACGATGGAGATTCTGGCGATTCAGGAGATAGTGGAGATTCAGGAGATTCAGGAGACTCTGGTGGAGATTCAGGGGGAGATGGTGGTGGCGGAGGAGACGGTGGCGGAGGAGGAGACGGTGGCGGAGAAAAAGATGGCGGTCTAATTGGTTATTATAATGGTGGAATAGTAGATATATACAAACTAATGAAAATGGGTTATATTTAGTTATGGACAAAAAACAAAAAAAAGTTAAAACAGTAATGCATGAATTTAAAGCTGGAAAATTACACAGCGGTAAATCAAGTAAAATAGTTAAGAACCCTAAACAAGCGATAGCAATCGCATTATCGGAGGCAGGTATGTCAAAAAAAGGATATGCACAAGGCGGAGCAGTTAAAGGAAATCAAGATTCATCATCTTCTTATGGAACACAAGTAGGCGATTATAATAAATTTTTAAATTCTGATGGTTATAAAAAAGGTGGAATTGACGTTGAAGTTTCTTCAGCTCAAGAGACACAATATCAACCAGTTAAAGGTCAGAGAAGAATGATGTCAGATAAAAGAAAAATAGCTAAGTGGTTTTAGATTTATGTCTAAACCTAAAAAGAAAAAAATAATAAATATACCTACTCCTGGTCCTAATGATCCTATAGATGAACATTCTGGATTAGTTTATGGAGATTTATATAGTGGAGAATGGAATCCATGGGATATATATTCTGAAGGAGATAAACCAGCAGATAAAATTGGAACTAAAAAAGCTAAAGGCGGTTTAATAAGAGGAACTGGAATAGCAAAAAAAGGATTCCGATTAGCTAAAAAATATTAACATGCTACCTATGTTAGGTACTATTGCACCACTAGCTAAAATTCTTTTTAACACTATTGAAAAAGCAGTTCCTGATAAAGACCTTCAAGCTAAATTAAAAGCTGATTTACAAACACAATTATTACAATCTCATACAGCTGAATTAACAGCAGCAGCTAAAATAGTCGAAGCAGAAGCTAAAGCAGGCTGGTTTGCATCAAGTTGGAGACCTCTTTTAATGTATGTTTTAATCTTTATCTTGGTCTGGAATTATGTTATAGGACCTGTTATAAAAGTATTCACAGGAGCAGTTATCTCCTTTGAATTACCTGGCGATGTTTGGACATTATTAAATGTTGGACTCGGAGGGTATGTGGTTGGGCGCTCAGCTGAGTCAGTTGCTAGAACAATGGCTAACAGACCCGTAGCGAACAAAGAACAAGAAAACGGATAAGGAGTTAAAATGAGAAACGATTACAAACAAAGACCAAGACCAGCATTCAGAGGCGGCGGAATTGCTCTTAGAGGATTAGGTGCAGCACTTAGAGGCGGCGGAATTGCTCTTAGAGGAATGGGAGCTGCTTTAGCTAAAGGCGGAAAAGCTTTTGGTGGAAAAGAAACTTATGGTGAAGAATTAGCAGAAGCTAAAGAAGTTAAATCTGGAAAAACTTCTCCTAAATCTTTTGTAAAAAAAGAAAAAGCTGAAAAGCACAAAGGTGAAGAATTAAAAAGTTTAGCTAAACAAGCTAAAGCTATTAAATCTGGAAAAAAATCTCCAGAAAAATATGCTGAAGAAGAAACTGCTGAGTATATGAAAAAAGGCGGCAGAGCTAAAAAGAAAAAATAAATTCTTTTAAAATGCCAAAAATGTTTAAATCATATTCTGGTAAGAAAGGAGCGCCTAGACTTATAAGTCTACCACAGGCGCTAGTTTCTGATGAATTGACTAAACCAGTTATTGGCAGTTCTTTTAAACCATCTAAGTCACCTAAATTTTTAAAAAAAGGTGGAGTAGCAGGTAAAGGACAAGGAAGAGTTATAAGACAAAAATTAACTAAGATACTTTAATGCCTAAAGATAACACTTGGACAACAGCTTTTAAAGAACTTTATAGATCTACTAAAGATAGAGATATAACTGGAAAAGAAAAATCTGATTTGTTTAGACAACTAGGTCAAGTTAAAAAAGATATGGATAAGACTACAAGAGGCGCTAGCCGTGGTCAAGCTCCAGAAACTATAATTGACATACCAGATCCAGCTCCATCATTAATAGATGATGATATATCACCATCAGAAAAATATAGAAAAAATTATGATGATATTTTTAAAAAAGAGAAAAAAGCTAAAGGTGGATTAGTTGGTAGAGGTCAAGGTAAAGTAATGCGTTATAAAATAACTAAAAATTATTAATATGGCTGGAATAGGTAAACAATTAAGAGGTTCAGGTATTGCTAGACCCGGTTTAAAAGATGGATCATTTCCAGATTTAACAGGTGATGGAAAAGTTACTAGAGCAGATGTTTTAAAAGGAAGAGGTGTTTTTAAAAAAGGTGGTTCTGCTAAACCAGGACTTTGGGCAAATATTAATCGTAGAAAAAGATTAGGAATTAGTCGTCCAAAATCTAAATCAACCATATCAGCTAAAGCATATGCTAATATGAAAGCTGGTTTTCCTAAAAAGAAAAAATAATGTCCGGACTTGGAATTCAAAATAGAGGTTGTGGAAAAGCTAAAATTATTTCTGATAAAGAAAAATTTAAAGCTGCTGACGGTGGAACTCCTGCTTGGCAACGTAAAGAAGGTAAATCTGAGTCAGGTGGATTAAATAGAAAAGGTATAGCATCTTATAGACGTGCAAATCCAGGATCAAAATTATCAATGGCTGTTACAACAAAGCCTTCAAAATTAAAACCAGGATCTAAATCAGCTAATAGAAGAAAATCATTCTGTTCCAGAATGAAAGGGATGAAATCTAAATTGACTTCAGCTAAAACTGCAAGAGACCCTAATTCAAGAATTAATAAATCTCTACGTAAGTGGAATTGTTAATATAACCAATAACTGAAAGGAAAAATATGGAAGATGTTGATATAGCAAGTAAATTACAACGATTTATGAAAGATCAGCTAAGTAATTTAACTACCATTGCTACTTCTGGTAGCGTTGACAATATGGAAGATTACAAGTATATCTTAGGCCAAATTCGTAAA